TACATGTTGTTGATGATGGCGCGGGTGCCCTGGTCGCCGCCCTGGCCGCTGCAGTAGATCGCGCCGACGTCGGTCTTGCCGGAGTCGTAGACGGCCTGCACAGCCTTCAGGAAGTTGTCGGTGGTCCAGGTGTGGTTCTCGGCATCGACATACTGCATAGCACCGGCAGCCTCAAACACGGTCTTGTTGATGGCCATGCAGTGTGCGGTCATGCAGAGCGGGAACTCGTAGTAAGCGCCGGAGGAATCCTTGCAGGCGGCCTCAACGCTGGCGCTGATGTCGGCCTTCTGGTCGTCGGTCCACAGGTCGCTCAGATCGGCCATCAGGCCCTTGGCGCCCCAGTTGGCAACCAAACGCTCGGGTCCTTCCATGACGATGTCAGGTGCGCTGCCGCCCTCGATAGCGGTGTTGACCTGGTCGTCGCCGTTGGTGTAGTCGAGGTACTCGACGGTGACGTGGATGTCAGGATACTGGGCATTGAAGTCTGCCAGCAGCGCATCAACGGACTCGGAATCGCCCCACTTGCCGATGGGGTAGGTCCACAGCGTAATGTCAGCAGCCTGACCGGCATCGGCGGTGGACTCCGGCGGGGCGGCCACGCTCGAGGCGGTCGCGGATGTAATACCACGGGAAGTAGCAGTCCACGGCAGGGCTGTCCCGGCGCACCGCCACCACCGCAATGCCGCCGGCATCCTCCTTGCGGGAGAGATTCTCCACCTCATTGGGGCGGAAGGCCGAGAAGGGCAGACTGCCTTTGGCGATGTGCTTGCACTCGATGCCCCAGCTGCGGCCGTCAATGGTGGCCTCGATGTCGTAGGGCTGCCCGGAATAGTCAGCAGGCCAGCCCCTGCACCAGACCTTGGGGATGCCGCAGAGGATGTCCAGCAGGTCATTCTGCCAGACCTTGCCCCGGGCGTTGCGGGCCTGCTGCAACCGGTTCTTTTTCTGGCGGGTGCGGGTATCACTGGGGCGCATGGGCGGCCTCCTTTTCCTTCTCAGCGGCACGGCGGGCTTTTTCGAGCTTGACGGCGCAGGCCGCGCACAGGCACTTACCGTAGGTCTTGCGGGTGTAATCGGCCAGCTGGTCAATGGTCATTTTGCTGGTGGCCGATACCAGCCGCCCGCACTCCTCGCAGCGGGTCGGCTCCTTGCCGTCGTTGGCCCACTCAGCCAGCTGTTTGCCCAGATCCGAGGTGATGACCGCCCCGAAGCCGTCCAGAAAGGTCACATCCTTGCTGGTGGTGGCAATGTGGTCCCGTCCGATGGTGAACATGATGTCAAATTCATACTCCACATCGTCCCGCTGCACCGGAGCAAGGCCCACTTTTACCGGCACCTGCTTGCCGCGGTCGTTCTCGGTGAGGACATAATCCTGCTTGACCCGCAGGGTGCAGATGGTGTGGCAGTTGACCGACAGCAGATAGTTGATGAAATCGTTCTGGATGCGTCCGGCCTCGTCCCACGCGGTGTAACTGTTCTTGCCGGGTTTCGCAGCGATGTCGGCCTTGATCTCCAGCACGCCGCCCGCGTTGCTCCATGCATGGGAAAGGCTGTCCACGATGACCACGCCGTCCGGGCCGACCTGCTTCACGGCGGCATCTACGCATTCCTTGTAATGCTCCGGAGAGTAGGGCGCTTTCAGCTCGATGTACCAGAACTCGCCGACGCCCAGATCTGTGCGGTTGGCGTACAGCTCGCCGCGCCGGTGCTCAGTATCGATGAGACAGACCTTTGAGAAATCGCCGCCTGTCAGGCCGGAGGCCAGCAGCAGGGCACCCAGCGTTTTGCCGCCGCCGGACACACCGGCCAGCGCAATGCGCAGCTTGGATTTTTCGCGGGTCGCACGGGTAACTTCAACCATAAAAATACCTCCTTAGTGTTTCTGCGGGGTGAAATGTTTCACGGCGTCCAGAACGTCCTGCGGGACATTTCCCGCGTTGTCACAGAGCCAGAACAGGCCGTGAGTGTCTTCGTCTTTCCAGCAGGCGATGCCGGCCTCCGTATCCAGAAAGCCGAGGTTCGCACCGGCCTGTACCACGGCAAAAGCGTCCAGAGGGAACGCTGCGGCCCGGTCGTCTGCGCCGTACTGGATCAGGGCATCTGTGGCGGTGCACAGCGGCAGGCAGGCCATGCCGGTCTCATAATTGCCGGTGGTGTAGCGGCTGATATCGATGGTGCGGTCGTCCTCGGGGATGTCCTGCGGGTCGCAGCCCTTGACCACCCACTTGGATTCGCCGATCTTGGGCATGTCCGCCAGCCATGTGACGATCTGGCCTGCGATCTCGCCGGGGCAGTTTTCCTTCGGGATCAGCAGCGCCCAGCCCGCGCCGGTGATGAAAAAGGAATCCCACAGCCCGCGGTGCTCGGTGCGCTGGATCTTCACGCCGCCGCCCCGCCAGCTCTGCTTCATCAGTTTGAGCAATGCTTTTGTGTCAAATCTCATTCAAACAACGCCTCCCGTTCTGCGTCCTCCACACTGCCCTCCGCAGTAGGGTTGATGGTGGTATCTTCTTCCAGTGATTCACGAATTTCATCGCACACCTGATAGATCGGCGCGGCCATGCGGGCCAGCGGGGTGCCGGTGGTGCTGGCAAGGCCGAACCAGCCCAGATACATGCTGCGCATGGAATCGGCGATGATCTTTGCCTGCTGGGCACAGGACTGCTCCGGCGCAAGGAAACCGTCTGCATCCTGCTGCAGCTTCTGGTATCTGGCTTCGGCTTCACGAGTCCGGCGCTGAGCGTCCTCGATCTGTCTGCGGGCCTGCGCCTTTGCTTCGGCGGCAAGGGCATCCGCCTGCCGCCGGACTTCTTCCGGGTCAGTCACGCCCACAATGGGCTGCTTTTTGAGGGCATCCTCGGCATTTTTGGCACGGGCCTCGGCCTTGTCGGCACGGTCTTTCTCGGCCTTGAGCTGGGCCATAAGCTCCTGATACTCTTTGTAAGTAGTGATGTCACCGGTAAAAACGGCTTGCTTGACCACCTCCGGGGTGCTGGGCTTGGCCGCAGCATACAGCAGTTTCAGGGGCTGCACGTCCAGAATGGACTTGCCTTCCAGCTGGATGTTGCCGCACTGTGCGGCAACGCTCACCATGCGGTCACCGGTGTCCCGGCTGATGCCGACGGCGGCACACCACTTGCCCCAGCTGCCCTGATAGTGGTTTGCGGTTAGGTCGTGAGCGTGCTTTGCGGCCATGATACGGGCCATGTTGCCGGTGATGAAGGTCTGCGCATCCTGCAACAACAGGGCGTTGGTCTGGTCGTCTGCACCAAAATCAAATGTTACAGCTTCGGTAGCAGTCATAGACTGGACAGCAGGGGCCACAGAAGAACTGTCCGCATTCGCGGCAGGGACCGATGAGTTCTTCGCAGGGGATGCTGCGGGGGTCGACGTCTGACATTCGGATTCCTCCTTCACCGGTTCAATGGGCGCGTTCTTGCAGGGCTTGGCATTTTCCAACGCGTCCAGCATTGCGCAGTCGATTTCGTACTCGTCCAGTGGGGCGAACTCCGCGCCGTTGGTCAGGAATGCCTGCGGAGTCAGATTCTTGTCTGCCGCTCTGGCCCGCTCGAATTTCTGCGTCATGAGGTGGCTCTCCTTCCAGAAACTGCCGTCCCAGCGCCAGAAACGGCCGCGGTAACAGGCATAAACCGTCTCGTTGGAAAGCTTGGAACTGATGGTGTAGTCCGTCATACCCTTACCTCCGTGTCCTTGAGCCTGTCCAGCAGCTCAGCCTGCAGGGCCTTGTTCAGGGGCTGCAGGCGGCCGCCGCGCCCGCCGGCCGGGGACCGGGGCGCGCCGGCGGCGCCGGGCCCCAGCAGAAAGCCGCTGATGGTCAGCAACAGAATGCCGCGGACAGCGGCGGTCTTGTTACCGATGAGGGAGACTGCGGCTATGTGGCGGGCTTTGTCGTGCAGGACGGCAAAATCCTCTGCGGGCGTCGCTCCGATGGTCAAGGCTGGTGTGGCCCCGGTGGGCATATCGAGCCGAAAGAAACGCCGGGAGTGGCCTTCCGCCGGGAAGCCAAAGAAGAGTTTGGGATTGGCGTTGGGAATATTACCTATCTTGGTAACTGCAAAGGAAAACCGGATGAAATTCTCCCTGTGCAGATATACCGCGTCAACGACTATACAGGCATCCCAGTGTGCGATCAGGAAGAGATGTTCACCGCCACATGGTTCACCCCGGAACAGATTCTCGCCCAAGAGGTCCCCGGCGGGCTGGTGTTCGACCCATTCCGCAGGAGCGTGGAAGAATACCTTGACCAACTGGGCCTGACGCTGGACGACTTCGACCCAAGCAAGCACAAGCGCGATGAGGACGGGAAGTTCTCCAGCATGGGGAATACAACATCAAAAGATGAATCGGGCAAGGAAAATTCGTCAAAAGACTTGAATGATTCCCAAAGTCATGCTAAAATAAATTCTGACGCAGTTTCGGCAAAAGGCGCAAACACTTTCAAGGTGAAAGGGTTTCCCAACAAGCAGAAGCTGAACAACCACTGGCAGAACGGAAGAACCCACGCCGCCGAGTACGCTCCCGATGGCATTACGACAAAGGAACAGTACGAAAAGCGGGCGGTTCAACTTCTGGAAAGCCCCTGTGGGAACGGTATCAAGGGCTATAAGACAAAAGATGGCCTTATATGCCGATATGATACGAAGAAAAATGACTTTGCGAAAGGCTCCCCGGAGAAAGGCGTAAGAACGATGTTCAAGCCCGATGATGGGGAAGAGTATTATAGACGCCGACTTGAGGCCGAGGGAATAGAGAACGATGAATGACGAAACCATTTGCCCGCTGTGTGGGCAGCATCACTTTGAAGAGAACGACGATTTTGAGGAATGCCCTGTGTGCGGTTGGGTGAATGACGGCGTACAGCGCGCGGATCCCGATTATCGCGGCGGGTATAACCGCATCAGCCTGAACGAAGCAAAAAAGAAATTTGCCGCAGGCAAAAAGGTGTTTGATTAACAATAACGGCGTGTGAGAGCCTTTGCAGGTGACGCGAGAGCGTCCTTTGCAAAGGCTCTTTTTGTTTGCAGTCATAGCTCAGTTGGTAGAGCGCCTGCCCTCCAAGCAGGATGCCGCGGGTTCAAGCCCCGTTGACTGCTCCATATCGAGGGTTGGCCAAGTTGGATAAGGCATGGGCCTTTGACTCCCAGACCGCCGGTTCGAGTCCGGTAACCTCGACTTATGCTGATGTAGCTCAGTTGGACAGAGCAGTTGATTTGTAATCTTCAGGTCGTGGGTTCAAATCCCATCGTCAGCTCCATCCGCCGTACACCGTAATCGGCACCTCGATGGCATGAGGAAGCGCCGACCCCGCTCCCAACAGACCGCTGCGAAGTGTTCTGGCCTGTTCCATGACTGAGCCAGCGCGGAGCCATATGCCGCGTTCCTTCCGCTTCGCCTTGGACGGATGCGCGCTGTAAGCAAAAGGTCAACCATTCAAGTGCTGCATGCCATGAACATAAAGGCCCTGTATCTTCAATGATGCAGGGCCTTTTTTGATGCCGGCAGAGGGAGTATTCCCGGAAAGATAAAGAGGTGTTTATGCCAGTGAAAAACAACGGCCCCGGCGGAAACAGTCGGGCTTCTACGACAAGAAAATCAAAGGTCGAGCCGGAATACCCGCAATGGGCAGAAAGTAAGATGCGGGCCATTGAGAACAGGCGCTTAAAAGAGCTTCAAGCTGTTGTGCGCGATTCAATGCCTGAGATACTGGCTATCGTTGCGGATGAAATGGATACGGCTTCCGAAAGCATCAGAAAAGATGGATACAGCGACATGGTGCGCCGCATCCAGAACAGGTTCCGCATTATGCGTGATCGGCTCAGTCGGCGGCTGAAAACCGACCCGCTGGAACGTGATGTCCGCCGCTGTGCGGATTATACAGACCGCCGCCAGCTCCAAGAATGGCAACGCAGTGTCCGGGCCACACTCGGCATCGACATCAGCAAGGACTTCTTCATTGGTGAGCGGTATGAGCAGATGCTTTCAAGGTGGGCAGAGCAAAATGTTTCTTTCATAACCAGCATCGAGAGCGATTGCTTTGATGATATGGAGAAAATCATTATTGACGGCTTTACAAAGGGCCGAACACCCGCCGCAATTTCAAATGAGATACAGCGGCGCTTCGATGTGACCAAATCAAAAGCGAACCTTTTGGCCCGCGACCAGATTGGTACATTGAGCGCAGACCTGACCCGGACTCGGCAGGAGTCTGCCGGGGTAAAGGAGTACATCTGGCGTTCGTCCGGCGACGAACGTGTGCGCGCGTGCCATCGTGAACTTGATGGTAAGACGTTTCGTTATGATGACCCGCCAGCAATGTGGTACATGACGAAGCGAGGGAAAATCTACACCGGGAGACACTGCAACCCCGGCGAGGATTACCAGTGCCGCTGTGTTGCAAAACCCGTTTTTGACTTTAATAGGCTCAATTCTCAAGCCTTTAAGGAGAAGAAACAATGAATCAGAAAAATCCGCCGCAAGTCCTTCGGAGCGAAATGCGTGCTGACAGCGTACCTGTCGGTGAGCATTACAGCACCGAGGGATATTTTTATGATAACCCCATCCTGACCCGCACGGGCATCTTCAAGTACAAGCTGGAAGATGGTTCGGAACGTCGAGAACTGCGCAGGCCGGAAGATGTGTTTGACCCGGCGAGCCTTGCAAGCTATGAGGGAAAGCCCATCATCATTACCCACGATGCGCAGGTGATAGACAAGGACAATGCCCGCCGGGAGAGAGTGGGAACAATCCTGACTCCCGGACAGCGGGACGGCGAGACCGTTCGTGCCAAAATCGTCATTGACGACCCCGATGCTGTAAAGGCGTCGGGCCTGCGCGAGCTGTCCGTTGGATATTATCAGGATCTTATTATGGAACCCGGAGAGTGGGAGGGGGAGCCTTACGATGCAATCCAGACCCACATCCGCGTGAATCATCTTGCGCTGGTTGCCGTCGCCCGCGCCGGAGATGATGCAAGACTGAACATGGACGGCCAAGACAATGGAGGTACTGACCCTATGGATGACGAGAACAAGAAGACCTGCACCACCATGGACGACGATACTACCGTGGAACCCGATAAGCAGACGGCGGATGATGGCGAGGGCGCTTCCCCTGCGGCTTCGTCCCTTGACCCTGTCGGCATCGAGGCGGCTATCAAGGCATATCTGGCCGCTACTGGCGGTGCAACTGCTGACGATGAGAACGACCCGGCGGCGGGTGGGGACCCCACCAAGCCGACTGAGGGCGATGGGGAAGATGATGCCACCACACCCGACGG